TAAAAATGGAGAAAATAATGACACGATTAAAATTTAATTCTAACAAGTCTTTAGTCAAGTTGGCTAAAGAAACTATCAAAGCGAGTAATTTCAAAATAGCTTACAGAGAAAAATGTACACCTAAGAAATGCTTTTATCTTGTGAAAGATGATGGCATTTATTTAATGGAAGCATACGACACAACCAAGACCCCTAAAGAAAATGGGACTGTAGTTTATGCAAGTGGCTACAATCCCAAGTTTAATAAAGATGTTTGGGAAGACTCATATCAAGTTAGTCGTGATGACTTCGCAGATAATATGTACTTCACAGATGATCAATTAGAACGCATTGCAGAGGGTGGAAATATCAATATAACCATTACACCAACATCATACGAGGTAAGAGCATGAAAATTGTAGCAGGGTTTGTACCTATAGATAGAACAACTGTACCTAAACACTTACGCCGTTTAACTGAATGGCGATTAAAAGCATTATTTGAATTATTTAAAAGGAGATATTAAGCATGTCAACATATTACCGACCAATCGAACCAATACCATTACAAAAAATCAAGGATAGCGTAGGCTTACAAGACCAAGAGTTTACTGTTGTTGAAGATGAGGATAAAACTTATTTTACCTGCGGTGGACATTGTATCCATTACGCTACTGATAATAACGACAATGTAATTGATCTGTTTAGATATGGTGGCAACCATGCAGATAAGATCTTAGATCCATTAGAGTGCGAGTTTGGGATTGGCTTTGTTGACGAGTATGAAGATGAGTATGATGATTACTGCCATCCTGATACTGGCGTAATACAGATTAACTTTTCTGATTTAGTAGAAGCATCTAAGAAGCAAGACTTATGAGTATTGATACAGCCTTCTATATTACCATTGCAATCTACATCATAGTCTATTTACTGAGTGAGCCTGTAGCACCAGACGAATAACTAAAACCTTGTACAATTAGAAGTAATTTGTTATATTCCGATTAAGGCATAGTTTGATTTAACAGATTACTTCTCAACTCCTCTCAAAAATTAGTTATGCCTTTTCTTCTTTACCAGTCCAACCTTCCTCAAATTTCTCTTCTTCTTCCTTATCAGTCATAGTATCTATATCTTCTTGGATTTGTTCCGGGACTGGATCCGGTGATTTATTTTCTAGACTAGCCTCCACAACATTACCCAGCAGCTGCGATAACCTGGCTTCTACTTCATCCCGACTCATTTGATCCACCTTGCCAAACATTACCTCTTTACGATCTACAATTAAGCCCCCGACTTTTAAAAGCGAGTTCTGGGCAGATATGGCCGCGTTAAAAGACCCCGCCTCCATTGCCTTATCACGAATATCATAAAGATCCTGGACTGCCCGATCATAATTGAGTTCGTACTTCTTCTTGGCCTCGTTCATAAGATAGTTATATTCTTTACGAATAATAGGCTTGTTCATGAGTTTGTTTGCGGCCTGACGAGGTGATGTGTAACCGGCTTTGTAGGCACATTCCACTAATGATAGTCTTGGATTATTAACTGAGATCCAGATAAAGTTGCGTTGTCGTCTGTTGAGGGAGTTGTCGAGATTACAATACTCTATGGGAGCTTCTTCCTCAGAAGAGATTATAGGTTCATATTCTAAGTTATTTTTTCTATATCCCATGTTGTGCATATTAGAGTAGAAGTAAGTTTTAAATAATACCTACCCCCACTTTACCCTAAAGTGTATTGTGAGGATACTTGAAGAGTGTATATCTAGTCAAGTATTATCTCATTTATTTATATAAGTTATCTCTCACTCTAATGACAAAAATGAAAAAAATACAATAATCCTGAAAGGTGCATTCCTATCATGTTTATAGCTGTCATGAAGTTATGTCAATAATTGTCAATAATCTATTTCTTAGCAGATTTGTCAATATATTGTGCTAAAAGCTCATCAACCAACTTCGCAACTTCTTTATCACTGAACTCTATACTAAGCTGAGAGATACAAAAACTTAAACTTGCTAAGACAATATTTACCTTGTCCTCACCTCTATAAACCATGTTCTCAAACATAGAGTCTAGTCTGGAAATTACTTCCTGAAGTGAGGGCTCGGCCATCTTGTCTTTAATTTCTACAATCTTTGGCATATCGCATCTTAACACGATAGTAAAAAACATTCCTACCCTACAACATAGACTCTTGTCTGTTGTCATCGTCATAGAAATTCAAGATATCACCCTGTGGATCTCCACTGCTCATACCAACATTAATAACATGATACTTCTTATATGCAGATAGCACAGAATCAACCTTCTTACAGTTGTAATCGTCTACAGCCTGTTCATAAGATAACCTCATCATGCAATACAAATCGTTTGTTCTACTCATTACTTCTCTCCTTTAATTTACTTTATGTAAATCTGTTTATATTAAAACTGTAGACATTATACATAATCTAAAGTAGAATACAAACTTATACACATTAGGAGTAATTATGAGTAAGAAAGAAATAACCGTAAATGATATTATCGATGAGGTAATCAATTACACAAACCCACCTAAGGAAGACTTAGAAAAACAAATACAACAAGATAAGATTAATTATCACTTATGGCAGTGTGGTGTTGCTATTAAAGAACTACAGTCAGCAGTAGATGAATTAGCTGTAAAAGACCAGGAGGCATCATGAAAGCAAAAGCAGTATCAAAAGAAGAAAAAGCATACGATCAGTTTTATTATGATCTACTTGACACACTTCAAAAAGCAAATAAGGATCTTCCTCTGCCGTATGTGGTTTATGCAGGGATAACTATTTTTACACAATTAGCAGTTGACTTTGCTCCTACCGAAAAAGAAGGCAAGGGTTGGGTTAGAGAGCTAGTTACTAAAACTAAAAGGGAGACATCATGAAAGCATTACCAGAACAATTGCAAATGATAGAACATGTTGTAGTTGGCGATGCTTACTACTTTCCTAACCTGTCTAATGCTTATTATCATAAGAGCCCTGGTCTGTCTTCCTCTAACATAAGAAGATTTAGTCAGAGTCAACTGCATTCTCTTGAGGAGGTTATTGAGACAACTCCAGCTATGAACTTTGGATCTGCTGCTCACTCTCTTGTTGTTGAAGGAGAAAGTGCATTCTTTAGTGATGTTGTATGTTTATCTGGATCACTTTTGACAAATGCTAACAAGCTATTAAAGAAGGAAAGTATGGATAGAGGTCTTACTGTTATTAATGAGAAGGACAAAGATACCATATATAGCATGAGAAACAGCTTAGTAACTGAGTCGAAAGCTTATCTAAATCCAGAAAATGAGTATCCACAGGTCTTTAATTCACCCTACGAGGTGTCTATATACTGGTATGAGCAAGATTTACTTTGCAAAACCAGAGCAGATGTAGTCTTAAACCCTTTTGAGAAACCACATGCAAGTAATGGAATAGTCTTAGTTGATTATAAAACTACTGTTGATTGTTCGGTTAAAGGCTTTACAAACTCTGTTAGAAGATACTCTTATGATTTACAAGCTGCTTGGTACAAACGTGGCTTTGAAAAGGCTGGTTTTAAGGTTCATGACTTTGCCTTTGTTGCACAAGAAAAGAAAAAACCTTATGCAAGTAAAGTATTTAAGATGAATCACACCGACATGGAAGCAGGGTGGAACTACCTGTCTGATTATTTAACAGAATACCATAAAGTATTAAACGGTAAACCAGCGAGTATATACAACACACCAAACGTTGTAGATCTAGACACTGGTAATTTTTATAGAGAGGAATTAAATGAGTGAAGATATAAACAAAAGAATAGCTAGGTATGAAGAGCATTTAGCATGGTTAAAGAAAATGACCAAGGAAACTGAAGATAAATTGTTTTGTGTGAAAGCAGAGCTACAGGAGAAAAGAGATGACAGATAACGTAAATCACCCACCACACTACAAAAAAGGATCTATTGAGTGTATAGACATCATAGAAGCCATGCTAACTCCGGAAGAGTTTAAAGGGTACTGCAAGGGTAACTCAATTAAATATATTTATAGAGAGGATCACAAAGACGCTAATGTTGAAGACATTGGAAAAACTATATGGTATCTAACCAGGCTGTTGAATAAAATGGAGGATCTATGATTGACACAGACATAAGTGCACCAGTAAGCACGGCAAGAAGTGAATATCGAAAAATAGCAGAGATGATGAATCTAGATGATTCTTACCTTTGTAAAGATAGAAACGAAGCTAATGCTTTGGCCATTTCAATTAGAAGATGCACCTATCCACTGAAAGGACAGGGCATTAGTCATAGACGTAATTTTTCTACTGTGACCAGAAAGGAAAAAGATGGTGTAAGAGTTTGGAAAATAAATAGCCCTGTGCAGGAGTACGACATCAAGTGAAGAATTTATGGAGTAGATGGTTTAGCAGATTTTTAGAATGGTCATTACGAAGGACTGAAGAAAAATTAATGAGGAAGAGGAAATGAACAAGACTAAATTAGTAGAATTAGCAGATGAGGTATTGACTCATATTGATATGGAGATGAAAGTTGTTTTAAGAGATCAGTTGGAAAGGGCTTTATGTGGGAAATTAAGTAGGATTTTTGAGAAGGCAAGAATACATAATG